CCTAATGAAATGCAGCTTTTAGAATTGCAGGCTTTTTGCATTGAGCAGATCGCGCGCATCTATTCTTTGCCGCCCGTGTTTCTGCAAGATCTTTCAAAGGGCACTTACTCAAACACCGAGCAGCAAGACTTGCACTTTGTGAAGCATACGCTGCGCCGCTGGATTGAGCAGACAGAGCAAGAGATGAATTTGAAGCTCTTTGGCCGAGTCAGCGATCTGAGTGTCAGGTTTAACGTAGACAGCTTGCTTCGCGGTGATCTGAAAGCGCGCATGGAAGCGCACGCGACCAGCATTCAGAACGGCATACGCACGCCAAATGAGGTGCGCGATTTAGAAGACTTAGAAGCGCTGGCTTCTGGTGATGACTTGCTCATTCAAGGCGCAACAGTGCCGATCGGATCGCAAACAGGTGTGGCAGATGCCGGTTCCTAATCAGGCAATGCGTGAAGAGGCAGAGCGCGGGCTAGAGTGGCGCAAAGAATATGGCCGAGGTGGCACAGAGGTCGGCGTGGCTAGAGCGCGTGACATATCAAACGGCGCAAACCTATCGATGGACACAGTGCGCAGAATGAGTAGCTATTTCGCGCGCCATGAAGTGGACAAAGAGGCTGAAGGGTTTTCGCCCGGTGAAGATGGCTATCCAAGCGCAGGCCGCATTGCTTGGGCGCTTTGGGGTGGTGATCCCGGTCAATCATGGGTGCGCGGCATCTTAGCAAAAGAGGATGACAGGATGTCAGATCAAGCTGGCGAGGCACGCCACATAAAAAACATCGAGGAAACCGAAACAGAGGTAATCATAACCTTTGGCAAGTCAGAAGAAATATCTGCGCCAGATGCTGAAGAGACTGATGAAGCTGGTTACAAAAAAGACAAAGATAAAGATCGCCGCGAGGCTCGCGTTTCTCAGAATTTTGAAGTCAGAGCAGATGACAGCGGTGAGATTGTCGTTGAGGGTTATGCGGCTGTCTTTAACGAGGAAACAACGATTGGCGGGCAGTGGCGCGAGCAGATTGCGCCGGGTGCTTTTACTGACGCGATCGGTCGCGATGATGTTGTTTTCTTAATTAATCATGAGGGCCTGCCTTTGGCGCGCACGCGCTCTGGCACTTTGCAGCTTTCTGAAGACGATCATGGCTTAAAGATGCGCGCGTCACTTGATCTGTCAGATCCAGATGTGCGCTCAATCGTGCCAAAGATGAAGCGCGGCGACTTGGACAAAATGAGCTTTGCTTTTGTGCCAACGCGCCAAGAGTGGGATGACAGCCGGGATATGCCTCGCCGCACTATTCAAGAGGCTGATTTGTACGATGTCAGCATCGTTACGACCCCGGCTTATGCAGGCACAGAGATTGGCCTGCGCAGCTTGGAGCAGTTCAGAGAAACACAGCGAAAAACGCAAGCGCCGCGCAGAATGCGGATGAAAGCGCGCTTGCAAAGATAACGGCGGTTCCCGTTGTTAGCCCTTCCTGCGCCTTGGGCAAGCGCTTGGACATGAACGCAGTGATTGCGTCCAGTTCCCTTAGATGGAGGCCCTTATGGCTGATATTAAAACTTTGCGGGAAACTATGGCTAATATTGCCACTGAAGCCCGTTCTAAACTTTCTGAAATAACTGACGAAACCCCAGAAGCACGCGCTTCAGAAATTGAGCGTGAGTTTGATGCCATGATGGCAGAGACTGACAAGCTGCAAGGTCGCATCGATCGCGAAGAGCGCGCCGCTGCACTGATGGCAAAGCTTGAGCAGCCTGACACAAGCAAGATCCCGGCTGTAGAAGCGCGCACTGCGCCAGCAGTTGATAACGGCTTGACGTTAGATTATCGCGCAGCATTTGCAGAAATGATTTCTGCGGGTGGCGATGCTTATGTTGACGCAGAAGTACGCAACGTTCTTAAAGAATATCGCGTACAAACCGGAGGCACTAACTCTGCTGGTGGCTTTACAGTGCCAACTGAGCTGGCAACATTTGTTGAGGAAGCTATGGCCGCAACTGGCCCTATGTACACCTCAGATCTGTTCTCTGTGATCAATTCAGCAGACGGGCGCACATTCAGCATCCCGACTGTAGATGATACGGCGGTAACTGCTGTTGCTCATACTGAAGGCACTCAGCCAACTGATGATGGCGGCAAAGACGTTACCTTTGGTCAGAAGTCAGTCGGCGCATTTGCCTTTGATAGCGAGTGGGTTCGCTGGTCAGCAGAGTTAAATGCAGACAGCATCTTGAACATGGAAAGCCTGCTTGGTGGCTTGCTTGGTGAGCGCTTGGGTCGGATTGCAAACAGCAAACTGACAACTGGCTCAGGTTCTTCTGATGTTGAGGGCATTGTGACAAACTCAGCGGCTGGTAAAACTGCTGCCTCTGCCACAGCGATCACTGCTGATGAAATCATTGATTTGATCCACAGCGTTGATCCAGCTTATCGCCAGTCTACAAGCGCAGCGATCATGATGAATGACAGCACGCTTGCAGCAGTTCGCAAGCTGAAAGATGGTGACGGAAACTATCTGTGGTCACTTGGCTCATATGCTCAAGGTGTACCGCAAACAGTTCTTGGCTACCCAGTAGTGGTAAACCAAGCAATGGCGTCAATTGCTACCGGCAATAAAACCATGCTGTTTGGTGACATGAAGAAGTTTTATGTGCGCAAAGTTGGCGCGCCTTCGCTTTATGTTGCTCGCGAGCGTTTTGCGCCTGACTACGGCATTCTGGGCTTTATCCGCTTTGACGGCGTTCTCGCCAACACAGCGGCGATTAAGCACCTAGTCCAAGCCTAAGCTTAACGGTGAGGGCGTTAGCGCCCTCGCCTTTAAAATTGGAGTTTCGAGATGAAAGTCAAATTATTGGTAGGCATGGCGGGAATTGATTTTTCGCATAATGCTGGTGATGAGATCGATTGCAATGAAGCAGAAGGCAAGCGCTTTATTGAGGCTGGAATAGCCGAGCCGATCGAGAAAGCCTCAAAGGTTCAACGCGCGGTAAAAAAAGTTTCTACCCGCAAGGCTGTTAAGGACGCTTAAAAATGCCAACCGTATTGCACAGCACGCATCCGATTGAGATCGTTGACGCGCCAACAGTTGAGCCGATTACTTTGGCTGAAGCAAAAGCGCAGATGCGCGTTGAGCATTCGGATGATGACACTTTGATCGAGCGTTTGATTGATGTGGCGATCGCTTATGTTGATGTGCGAGGTGTTTTGGGCAAGGCGATGATTACCCAAAAGTGGGCGCAATGGTTGCCATCTAACCCGGCGCAGCAGGTTCATTTGCGTTTGACGCCAGTGCAATCTGTTACAGCCGTTAAGTATTATGACATCAACGGCGTTTTGCAGACTGACACTTTGTCAAATTACAAGGTTTTTGGCTTGTCAGATCATAGCGTCATTCAGCCGAAAAGCGGGTTTACTTGGCCAACAACTGAGCAGCGGCACGATGCCATAAAGATTGAATACGAAATCGGTTACGGAGACGCTGCGACTGATGTGCCGCAAACAGTGCGTCACGCGCTTATGATGCTGGTTTCTTACTATTACGAAAACAGAGAGCAGGCGCAAAAAGATGTGTTGACTTCTGTGCCTTACGGCTTTGACGATTTGTTAAATTTAGATCGGGCTTCTTGGTATGGCTAGTGCCGGGATGCTTAGAGATCGCGTTACCTTCCAGCGCTTAGACAGCAGTGCTGTGGACGATTACGGCAACGTTTACACCGGCTGGTCAAATCTAGCGTCACGCTTTGCCGATCTGCGCGAGCGCACTGGCAAGGAAAGTATACAAGGCGGCGCGCTGTCTGATACTAATTTCGCCACTATGCGTTGTCGCTCTGACAGCGTGACTGAGGCTGTTACATCTGCTGATCGAGTGGTTGCCAGAGGCATTACTTGGGCGATCAAAAACGTTATCCAAGTTGATGCAAAAGACACGCTCATGGAGTTTGTACTTGAGCGCGGTGTGGCCTCATGAAGATTGTTGGCTCAAAAAAGCTAATCAAGCAGCTAGGTGATTTGCCAGAAGCTACGCACGCAGCTCTGCGCAAGTCTATTAAGAACAATGCAAAGTATGGCGAGCGCAAAGCAAAAAGCCTTGTGCCGGTTGATACTGGTCAGTTACGGGATGGCATCAATTCGCAGGTCTACGAA